TGGAATAAAAGCGCTGCTCAAGCCCGAAAGCGAGCAGCAAAGCAGTCGTGAAGACCGCGGAAGGAACCTGTATCAGCGCGTTAGACGCACTGAAGACATGTTAGATAGAATGATACAAATCTTATGCAGATGCGTCAAGCTACTTATGAAACTTTTTTGGCATCGTTTTGCTGGCAACAAGCCAGCGCAAGAAGCGCGGCGAGTGCTTCCTGCCGCTTATCGGCGGGAATGGCGCTACAGAAGGCGCGAATGACTTCACTGTCCGACCATGAATCCGATAACTCGGACGGCAGATCGAGGGCCACGTGAGGGGTAGACGACGCCGACGAAGTTTGAACACCGGTCATTTATTTTCTGCCTTCGCAATCTGTTAGGGGATCGTTTGCTCTGAAACGATGCTGTAACGATAGTCCCTATCATATGCTGAAGCAAGCGTTTTTCGTTGCGAAATGTTGCATTTTTGTCGGTACAGCAAGGAAATATTACTTGGCGCAAACGTTGCCGAAATAATTACCCGACAGTTGTAATTTTGCTGTCAACCGAAAGTTGAATGTGTAATCCATGCAATGATTTGTCTGCTGAATCACTTCCTGCGCTTACCCTGCTCGACCAGCGCTTCTAGTGGCTTGTTCGTGACCAACGCGCTCATGACCTTCAGCATGGCCGAGCGGGTCGCTTCAGGCGCCTGGTTGTAGAGCGCCATTACAGACTCGCTGAACGCCTTCGCGTCGTCGTCTTTGGCAAGCATGTCTTGCGAGTGGTCAGAGTCGAGCCAGCCGCGCGGCAGGTTCAGCGCGTCCTCGATGCGATCCCGGATGTTCGGGCCGGCCAGCTTGTGACCGCTCATGATCTGGCGGAAGTTGATAACGCTGATCCCCACCCTTTCCGCGAACAGCTTGAGCATGCCCCGTTCGGGGTGCTCTGGATACTGCGCCCGTATCTCGTCCTTGAATTGCTCCAACAAAAATTTCAGGTTCCGCAGACGAACCTGATCCACTGTTTCGATTGTCACTGTCAATCCCTTTGGGTGAGTGTGCGCCGTGAGCCCGCGGCATCGTTTCCAGTATGTTCCTGCGTTTTAAATTAAAAAGCAACCGCAAAAGGAGCCTATTTCTAGTGTTTTCACGCACTTAGAGGGCGCCGCAGCGCGTTTGCATGGACAACTATAAAAGCATCGCGTACTATTACGGCATCGTTTCTCTTGGGAGGGACGACCCGCTCAAGCGCACCATTCGAGGAAAGTAATGGCAACCCTGTTATTCGACGAGCCGCCGCTTGTCGTATCCCCTACATTAGCCTGCGCAATCGGCCTGCAGGAAGCGATCGTCCTGCAACAGATGCACTACTGGCTGTCGCACAGCAAGTTCGTCCACGATGACCGTCATTGGGTCTACAACACCTACGAGGATTGGGCGAAGCAGTTCCCGTTCTGGAAGCCGGAAACCATCCGCAAGATCATCGCCAAGCTGCGCGGTGACGGGCTGATCGACATCGCCAAGCTGTCGGATAACCCTTGGGACAAGACCAACTATTACGCGATCAACTATGCGGTTTTGGCTACGCATGGCGCCCGCATCGATGCGGAAAAATCCACCGCATCAGAGCGGAAATCTGCACCGGTTCAGATGCGGAAAAATCCACCGCATCACTGTACAGAGAATACAGAGACTACTACAGAGAATACAGAGCGCGCTCCGCGCCGTCGCGCTGCGCGCGCCTCCCTCCCCTTGGCTTCCTGGCTGGAAGCATGCAAAACGAGCGGAGAGAAGGCTATCCCTGAAGACGACTCAATCTTCTCCTATGCCGACAAGCTACAGATGAACCACGACTTCATTCTGTACGCATGGCTGGAATTCAAACGCCGTTACGCTGAAGACGATTCGAAGAAATACAAGGACTGGCGCGCAACGTTCCGCAATGCTGTGCGCGAGAACTGGTTCAAGTTGTGGTTTATCGCTGATGACGGTAGCTGCGGTCTGACGACGCGTGGCAAGCAGGTTCAACGAGAACATTCGGAGGGAGCATGAACAACGACATCCAACGCGCAATCCCGCAGAGCATCGAATCGGAACAAGCCGTCATCGGCGCCCTGCTGATCGACAACGATGCCATCGACCGTATCGGCGACCTGCGCGCGGAGCACTTCTTTCGCGGCGATCACCGGGCGATCTTCCTCGAAGTCGTCGCGCTGATTTCCAGCAGCGTCGGCGCAGACGTGATGACCGTTTTCGAGCGCTTGCAGGCAAAGGGCCGGGCGGCCGATGTCGGCGGGCTCGCGTATCTGAACGACTTGGCGCAGAACACGCCGAGCAGCGCAAACGTCGCACGCTATGCGGAGATCGTGCGCGACCGGGCACAGAAGCGCGGCCTGTTGGCGCTGTCGCACGAGATTCAGGATTCGGTAGGCACGACGCCCGACAGCGCCGCGGTGCTGATCGACCGCGCATCGACGAAGCTCGAAAAGCTCGGCGAGGCGATCGTAAAGTCGGAGCCGGTGCGCGCGTCTGACTCGTTGCAGGAATATCTCGACTACCTCGAACATCAGATCGACGGCAAGATCAAGCCGGTTCCTACCGGCCTGACGGATCTCGATCGCAAGCTCGGCGGCGGCTTCTATGGTGGCGATCTGGTGATCGTCGCGGCGCGCCCGTCGATGGGTAAGACCGCATTCTCCCTGACGATCTCTGCCAACGTCGCGCAGACGGCGCCCGTCCTGTTCCTGTCAATGGAAATGAAGAACGTTCAGCTTCAGCAGCGTTTAGTTTCGGCGATGGGCGGTATCCCGATGGGCCAGTTGCGCGACCCGGCGAAGCTCGACAACGAGCAATGGCAGCGAGTCACGCACGCCGGCCAGCGGATCAACGAGCTGCACCTGTACCTTGACGACCAGCCGAATCTGACGCTGCTCGAAGTGCGCAACAAGGCGCGCGCGATCAAGCGTAAGCATGGGCTCTCGATGCTCGTCGTCGACTATCTCGGGCTGATGGCGACTGGCGACGAGGAACGGCGCGACCTTCAGATCGGCGCGCTGACCAAGGGGCTCAAGAATCTGGCGAAGGAACTGGATATTCCGATCGTCCTGCTCTCGCAGCTCTCGCGCAAGTGCGAGGAACGCCCGAACAAGCGCCCTCTCTCGTCCGACCTGAAGGACTCCGGCGACATCGAAGCCGACGCAGATACGATCCTGTTCCTCTACCGCGACGAGGTATACAACCCGGATTCGATGGACAAGGGCGTCTGTGAGGTGATCTGCACGAAGCAAAGGCAGGGCGAAACGGGCGTCGTCGGCCTCGCGTTTATCGGCGAACAGACCCGTTTCGCGGACCTTGCAAATGAACGCTCATTCGGAGCGCGACCTGACGTGAAACGCCCGAAATTCGGGGGTCTGGACTGACAAAAGCCGTGCATTTTTGGCCTACTTGCGATACTATTACGGCATGACGTACCGTAATAGATTCGCTTCTTCTTCGTGACTGAAGGATATCTCAAAAATAGTGTGTCGTTGCGGAAATGCCAAAGCAGCAGTGTAAATGAATGCCGAAAAGGCATCTTAACCCATAAGTTTTTAGAAACGGCCAATACGAGGAACCCAATGTTCAAGATCGAGAAGCACATCCCTGTCCCGGAGTCGCGTCGCGGCAGGCCGGCTATTTACCCGTTCGCAGAAATGAAACCGGGCGAATCGTTCTTCGTCGCCGAAGCCGGACAGCGTCTGATCGCGATCCGTCGCGCGGCCAGCTCGCACACGCGGTACACCGGGAAGAAGTTCACCGTGCGCTTAGTGGATGGCGGCGTTCGCGTGTGGTGCTGCGAGAAAGCGGCAGCGTGAGCGATCCGGTCAACAACCCGAAGCACTACACGTCGCACCCGAGCGGCGTGCAGTGTATCGAGGTCGTCGAGCACATGGGATTCAATTTGGGTAACGCCATAAAGTACATCTGGCGTTGTGACCTGAAGTCCGATGCGATCGAGGATCTCAAGAAAGCGCGCTTCTACATCGAGCGCGAGATCGCCAAAAGGGAAAAGAAAGCATGAGCCCCGCCCTCGCGTACTGGATGTTCTTCAACGTCATGGCGCGGGCGTGGTCTATCCCGGCGCCCAGGCCCGAGCAGAAGAAGGAGGAAGCGTGAGCGCACTCTACGAAACGGAAGTCGTGCGTCGAGTATTTGATAGCGACGAAGGCCATGCAATAACGATAGGCCCATCTGGCGACTTTCCCGGCAATGTGATGATCTACACCGAGCCGCAGCACGAAGAGTATTTCGGCCGAATCCGGCTAGATCTGCCCGCCGCAATGATGCGGAAGATAGCCCAAGCCATGATGGCTGCATGCGCTGAAGCAGAAATCAAGTGAAGCAGCCGCAGCCATTACGCCAATACGAATACAAAGACCCTCTTGAGGTCTTGATAACGCGCGAGGAACGATCATGCAAGGGCTGCATTTACGAGATCGGCAAGATCAGCTTAGGGGATACGGTCTTACTCTGCGCGAAGCTGCGCGTGATGACGAGGCGATGCGAGGAGTACCGCTGTTCGCAAGCATGGAGGCAGCACTATCGTTCGCGCATCTCTGGCGGGCAACGTCAGGAGTGAAGGCGAGCGAGATCAAGGAATACACCGGCAAGGTCGGCGGCATGATCCTGTCTGCGAGCGAAAAGAAGGCGCAGGCGGGCCTGATCCTCGATGTGATCTCCTCGCACCTATCCCGCGATCAGCGGGCGCTTCTGGATGCCGAATACGGCGGGGAAAACGGCGAACGCCACGCCGGCATCGAGCGCCTGACGCACTTATGCGCCCACCAGAACCGCAGCCTGGCCCGCATGCTGATGATGCGCGAGTTCGTGCACGGTGAGCGCTACTGCCCGAGCCAGCAGGACATAGCGCGCGAATGCGCCGTCCATCAAGCGACCGTATCGCGCGTCGCATCCAAGATCGCCAAGACCATCGCAGAGCTGCGCGAGTCGACCATCACGAAACTGACGCCAGCGTTCCAACGGCGCGGCCTTATTCCAAGGGAGGAAGCATGAAGACGACTGAATGGTATCCGGGCAATGTAAAGCCGGTTCATGTGGGCGTGTACGAGACGGAATCGAACGACGTGGGCTCATGGTTTCAATACTGGCATGGTACGCACTGGGGATATTCGGCACACACGCCAGAGTTCGCATACGAACGAAGGCATATGTGGTCATGCCATCAGTCAGACAGCTGGCGCGGCCTGACTAAGCCTGCGTAACCGACCGCACAAAAAAGATCGCTTTAGTGCTTGCATTAAAGCATCGGTTAAAGTATCGTTTCATCACAGCAGCAAAACAACCAAAACCAACGGAAGGAACTGCCATGAAACCTCAAGCCCTTATGCAGTCTGGATTATTACGCAGCATCGCCGGATTCCGCCCGCAACAGGCTCCTGTTGCGCGTAAAGTTTTGCCCTCCAACGATGCCGTAAAAGATACCTTGGCGTCCATCCCGAAATCGGTCTTCATGTCCGAACTGCGTAAGGCCGGCGACGAGCACCTTTGTGCTGTCCCCGAACTGGTCGAGATCTACCGCCAGTCGCAAATCTCCGAGAAGGTCGCCGACATGTACGTGATCCTGCGCGAGCTGGATCTCGAATGGCCTGCACTTCAAAAAATGACATCCGCCGATATGACAGCGTGGATGCAACTCCTTGTGAACCGTGCGCGCGTCCTGCGCGATGAAATCGACGAGATCAGCCATGCGGGCCGCAATTGATTGGGCGATCGCCGCGCTGATCTGCTTCGGCGGCAGCGCTTGGGCGGCACACGAAAACCTGCGGCTGCTGACATGAGCGACGGCGCTGAGTGGCAGCAACAGATTGAGCACGAAGAACAGCAGCAACTCGAAACGGAGAACCCAAATGAGCAACCAAGCACCGCACGTCTATTCGGCGATCTGCCGTGTGATCTTTGACCTGTCACACGAAGGCATCGCGAAGAACAACCGCAACCAAGCGCAAGGCTACAACTTCCGCGGCATCGATGACGTCTACAACGTCCTGTCGCCCCTGCTGGCCCGCCATGAACTCTGCGTTCTGCCGCGCGTCATCACCCGCGAAGTGACCGAGAAGACCAACGCGAAGGGCACGACGCTCTTTTACACGGTCGTTCACGTTGAGTTCGATTTCGTGAGCGCGGTCGACGGCAGCAAGCACACCGTTGCGACGGTCGGCGAAGCGATGGATTCCGGCGACAAGAGCAGCAATAAGGCAATGAGCGCCGCC